CAATCCAATCTTGACTTTCTGAACTGGAAACATTTGTAGAAGAACCAAGATAAACACCAGAACTAGTTTGACTGTGAAAATAATCATATCCCACACAATACAATGTTTCGTTTGGATTTTCTAGACAAGTTGTTCTTAGAGCAACTGTTTCTGTAATCCAATCATCATATTCATTTGCCCACCAATTAATATTTTTTGTCAAATCTGTGGAATCAATCCAAAGAAAATACATCACTCCTTCGTGAGCAAATTGTATAAAATTTTCTGTGGGTGGTTCGTTCTCTGCAATCTTCATTCTCTTATCCGTAGATTGTTTCATCATGTCATAATGAAAACTTGGAATAAGAGTAAAATTTCTAAAATGGCAAACGTGTTCTTTGGTGTATCCGTTAGTGACAAGTTCGACAAGAATTTGGATATTTTCACTAATTAGATTGTCAGGAATGAATCTCTTGTGAATGTAATCACAACCGTATGTGGTATGGTTTTTAAAAAGATTTACGTCAGAAATGGTTTTAGAAGTTCCATTACCAATCACTATCAACATTTTATTCTCACAAGAAAATGACTACAAACAAAAAAAGGGAGCAGATTTCTCTACTCCCTTTTGAAATCCTACTATATGTAGGGAACGAATTACATCAAGTTTGAAATTGAAGCTTTTCTGTAATAAACGTTCAAGTGAGGATTGGCTGTCAAGTCACCAGTAATACGACCAGTTGAAGCACTTGCATTTTCTGCAAATGGGTTTGCAACTAGACCATAACGTGTCTTGAAAGCGATCTGTGGTTGAAAACTTGCGGAATCAACTGCACGAACCATTTGCAATGGAACGTAAGGACAGTAGAAAACACCAGCATCCATCGGAGAATCACCTTTGTAACCAACACAGTAAAACTCTTGTGCGTGAGCATCAGCATAAGGATCAACATAAACTTTATATCGACCATTAAGAACACCAGCAAACGTAGAAGATGATGTATCTGAATTAATGTCAGTACTCATTGATGGAGCATAATCCAACATTCCTGCCATTTGAAGTGCGGAAGCAACATCTGAAGAGGTCATAAGGATATTTCCTTTTCCTCTGCGTGTGTCTTTTCCAATCTGGTTAGCATCTTTTTCAATCTGCATCATCAGACCTTTGAATTTTTCAACCATCCAACGACCGTTAGAATCGGTGTCAAGGTCAAATATTCCAGCAGTTGTTGTTCCAATTTGAGCACCAACAGCAGCGTTTATGTAAATCTTACGAATTACTTCACGGTTGATCTCAACTAGAATTTCACTAGAAAGAATGTTAGCAAGTTCTGCTTCTGCATCCAATCCATGAACAGCACGTAAATCCTGTGCTAATTCCATAGAATACGAACCTTTGAGAGCACGTGTTCCAGCAGCGATGGATATCTTCTCAATTGAGAATGACATCTGACCAGCAATATCACCTTCACCACCGTCTGTTTCCAGAGCACTTGAAGCAGCAAATTCTGTTCCTGTTTGACCAGTTCCGTCAGTACCCGTGATCAAAAGACCAGGCGTCTTGACTGTATCACCACTATTAGCTGTTCCAGATTCACTTGCGACTGTATCAGCATTAACACCAGGCATTTCAGCTCCACCCATTGTATTAACACGACTCTTGAGTGCGAAAATAAGACCTGTTGGTCCTGACATTGGTTGAACTCCACAAACGTCATATGCAACTAACTGAGGCATTGCACGGCGAACCATAGAGATCAAAACTGGATCTGCAAAATTGAACGCTGCTGTTTGAACTGAATTACCAGCAACACCACCCAAAGATGGGTTAGTGGATGTCAGAGCGTTGATTGTAACTGGTGTTGCTTCCGACAATAAACCAGATTGACCTTGCATTTGTTGATCTTGAGCATATTGATATTCTGTGTTCTCAAGACACATAGCGGTAACGGCACGTTTGTGACTATCTGTGATCTTTGGAAGATCTGGATGGTCTAGAACCGGCGCCCACTTTTCATTTAAATTTTCTGCGAGTTTCATATTATTTAACTCCTAATATGGATTAAAAAAATTGTAATATTTAATTACGAGCAATAGCGTGGCTATATGCTTCCATTATGTTATTCATCTTAACAGGAGTTTCCTCTTGATCTTCTGAACTAACACCTTCTTCACTAATAACTTCATCCTTTTTAACTTGACTAGGGAAATAACTTTCCTTAATCTGTTTTACTTTACTTTCAAAATCTTCGACATCGCCTTCTTCCATTGAAACACCTTCTGTAAGTGTCTTCAATTTTTCGGATTGTGTGTCAGCAAGGTCATTACTAACTTCTTCGACAATCTTATTTTTGCGATATTCGTTGAGTTCGTTTGTTACTTTGACGTTCTCTTCGATTTTGCCATTTAATTTAGTTTCTAATTCCTCAACGCGGTCAAATAAGTTTTCAACCATGTCTACTTTTTCATCTGGAACTTCGATGTAATGTTCTTGGAAAAGACCTTTCAATCCACCAATGAACTCTTCTGTAATTTCACTTCTAAGTGAACTGTCGAGTGAAAGTTCGTTTTCTTTCATCCACTCTTCAACAACGTAGTTCAAGTATCCGTCTACTTTTTCTGTCAATTCATCTCTAAAAGTAATAATTTCTTCTTGAAGATTCTTGGTATATTCTTCTTCTAACTCTTCAGTCTTCTTAGTTGCAACTTCCATGACCTTTTGATAAACAGCAGCTTCAAAAATTGTTGAAGCTTTAGTTTTAAATTCTTCGGAAAGTTCTTCACCTTGAACCAATGCTTCAATGTCTTCTTTAACATTGATTTCTGGGAGGTCAGATGGTTTTATCTTCTTTTTCTTTTTACCGACTTCATCTTTATCGTTATCAGAATCGGTTGGTGTTGGTCCACCTAAGTCTTCTGCTTCAGCAACATCCATTAAAGATTTCCATTTAGCGGTAACTTCTTCTTTTTTCATACCATTAACAGCATCAAAAAGAGCTTTAATCATTCCCGATTTAGTAGAAGGCATTTTAACTTCTTCTATTTTTTCTTCAACTATTTCTTCTTCTTGCACTGCTTCCCCTTGTATTTCTGGAGTCTCAACAAGTTCATCCTGTTGTTCTACTTCTTCCAGAACTTCATCTTGGTTTGTAATTTCTTCGTTACTCATTTGAAACTCCTAAAAATTTATAGTAATTGGTTCGTGTTAATATTTATAATAATCATAAATTAGACATTAATTTACTGAATTCTCTCAACTTAATTTCTTCAAGTTGTTTTGAAGGAGCTGCTTTGATAATTTTCTTTGCTCTTTCTACATCTTGTTCCCTGAGTAAACCATTATTCCAAACCCATTCCTTACCTTCCATAATACCTTCAACGAAAGCATTAGGAGCGGATGGATCTGCAACGATGTCTGCAGCGGTTGCAAGATAAAAATCGCTTTGAACGACCTGTGCCTTGTCTTTTGATTCTGATTTCAAAGTTCCCATTCCTCTTGAAGAAACACCTAACCTTGCACCTTCATCAATAAAACTCTTTACAATCTTTCCGTTTGGTGTATCAAGTATCTTTGCTCGACCAACGAAATTAGACCCTTCTTTTACCAAAGAAGTAATCATATGAGAAGCACGATCCAAATTAACAGTTGGTCCGTCAGGGTGACCTAACTCTCCAAATGCACGTTTTGGTTCAACATATTCTTTCACATAACGTTTTACTTCTTTTTCAAGAACTTCCAAAGGATATATTCTGCCGTTTTTATTCTTCGTTTCCGACTGCATGAAAATACCTTCGATATAGTACTGCTTCGGTTTATCATTAACTGCTTCAATTAGTTCATAATCTACGGCTTCTTGTAACTCGCAAATTAGTTTCATTTTGCCCTACCCTTTGTTGTTGATTGTAAAATCTAAAACTTTCATGAATGACTCTGAATTTTCATTCATACTATCTCTTGTTTTTTTCTTGTTATTACTATTTAGTGTATCAAAAGTCTTCAGAAAAGTTTTTGCTGAGTTTTCATCAATTGATACAGACTCACCAGATTTGAAAGTTATGTCTGATTTTTTTTTCTGATTTACTATACTTTGTAACTGACCTATAACATCTTCTTTAACGTTGGATGATTCTGTACTTGGAACCAAAAGATAGTCTCTCATTTTATTGAAACTATTGGATGCAACTGCAATTTTATTAGACCACCAAGTAGGCAAAGATTCTTCTGAATCCATACTCTGTAGTTTTTTTAATATTTGAGCTGCGTCTTCTATGACAATCTTACACTGTCTGACTGCACTTGCAACATCAGTATGACCATCTTCTTTCAACGATACCAATTCGGTTTGTAACTCTCTAAACGATTTCATTAGGCTGTAAATCCAGAAGTTTTAGAAAATTCAATCATAGCAAATCCAGTTGCATGAACCGCGACTGCATTAACGTCTGCAGATGTAACACCAGTACCGGCGTGACTTCCATTAATTCCTGGCCCGTCATAGTATCCACCACCTGCAAGTCTGATTGCAGATATATCCGTACCACTTGGAACTTCAAACGTAATCAATACAGAACCACTTCCATCTTCACTAATATCTCCACTTACTAATCCCCATCTTATCCTACGAATACTAACATTAGCATTAGCAGCAAAACCACCAATTCCACTTCCATCTAGTATTAATCCAGTTCCATCGTGATTATTAAAATCACACATAATTACTATTTTCCCACTACCAGTGGCCGTTGATCCTGTATCTATGAGTGTTCTTGTTGCAAATGCCATTATGCCTCCGTGGGTTGTGCTTCTGTTTCAGGTTCAGTTGTTACCTCTACCTCAACAGGAATTTCTTGTTTATCTTTGAACATACTAGCAGAAACTTCTTGCTTTCTCGTCGCCAAAGAACTTATTACTTTGTCCGCTATTATGGAATCGAAAGCATCGTTTACTTTTATTGGTTGTGCACTCATTGCAAAATCTACAATGTCTACAGCTTTAAATTCTTTTTGTACTGGTTGTTCTGCCATTTTTATCTCCAAAAAATTATCTATTAATATTTATAAACATTATGACACTCTAAATGTCATCAATAGTCATATCACCATCAAAGTCACCCTCTTTTTTCTCTTTTTCTATCTGTGCATCTTCGGATCTTATCTCTTCTTCTGACTGTCTTAGAATATTCTTTCTAAAATACTCTCTAGAATAATAATTACCGACATATTCTTCCATGTTTCTGGCAAGATCAACTCTCTGAGTCATTGTTTCTTGTTGTTTGAATTCTGTATAGTAATGATCTTTTTCAAACTTATAATGAACTCTGTCTTTTATTTGAGACCATTCTTCAGAGGTAATTATATTTTTTAGAATCAATTGTTTTTCAAGTATTTCACCAAAAAGCATTGCAAATCTTGTTTGTAATTTACCAATAAACTTACTGAAAAGAAGTTCATCTCTAGTAATCTCACTTTCTCTTCCCAAAGAGAAACCAGAGTCAGCCTCTAGTCGAGATACAGGAACGTGCATTGCTTTATAAAGTTTTTTCTGAAAGTATTCTACGTCATCCAACTGACCTAAGTTCTCTCCGCCTGGAAGTGTAGTGATTTCTGTTCCTCTACCACCTTCTCTACGAGGTAACCAATAATCTTCCAACATTGATTGATGTCGTCTATCGTCTTTGACTTCACCAGTAGTTGAATCATATACCAGTTTATTCTTATATCGTGTCATAATGTCACGAATATATTGTTCTGCTTTTAATTTAGGTAGATTACCAACATCAATATAAAAAATCCTTCGTTCAGGTGCTCTTGAGATACGATAGATGACAATAGCATCTTCTACCATTCGGAGTTGATTGAGTGGTTTGATTGCTTTGTGGAGATAAGATAATACGCCAGTTTTTGTGGGATTAAGTAAACCAGAGGTAGCGTATGCGATACTATCACCTGAAATTAATAAACCATCAGATGTTCTATTTCCCAATCCAGCTTCATTGTAGTTGAACATTGAATTGACACTTACTTCTTTTTTCTTTGGGTCAGCAGTATCTTTTTGATTAATCTGTTTTACTTTTTTGATTTTTGTAGCATCTAAACTACGGAGTTCAACAATTCCGAGATTTGGATTGTTCTCATCAATCATAATATGATAGTATAACTTACCTTCTACATACCACCTGCGAAAAATATCGTAACCAAAATTATTGAAATTCA